TCCGCGGTGCCGAACAGGGCGTGGCCCTCGACGGAGATATTCATCTCACAGGCCGTGTAGCCATGGCCCCGGTCCGCTTCCTCGTCGCCGGGGAAAACCACGTAGGCGGGGAGTTCGGCCGGGGTCAGCCGGGATTTCTCCCGGTAGACATTAGCCCCGCAGTCGACCTCGTAGCCCGAACCGGTCCTGACCCGGGCCAGCTTGGCGACCAGCGCCGCGATGATCCGCTCGCGAACCGATTTCATCGCACAGTGCTCAGCATGTAGTTGAGTTCGTCGATGATCGCCCGGTCCATGCGCTTCTGGGCCTTAAATCTGAGGACCTCATATTCTCGGGGGCTGGAGATCCGGTCGGCGACCGAGGAGGTGAACAGTTCCTTGATCGCCTCCTTGCGCGTCTTCGGGTCTTTTTTTACCATCGTCGACACCGCGACCATTTTTTTCTGGCTTCTGCTGTACCGCGAACTGCCGTATGCGCCGTTAACCGCCAGGTTTGTGTAACCGGCGCGCAGGAAGATCCCGGTGTGGCCGGATTTCATCTTCGCCTTGAAGGCGCCGGGGATCAGCTGGCGGCCCCGGCCCTTGATAATCTCGGCGGTGACTCCCTTGGTGGTGACCCGCAGGCCCTCGACGGCGGCGAGGGGAAAGCCCTTGCCCCGGCCGTAGGCGGACTGGCCGCCGACTTCGACCTTGCCGGGGCTGATCCCCTGGCCGACGATAGAGCTTTTTTTATCGCGCAGCCGCTTGGCGATGTCGCGAGCCTTAAAATTGGTATCCTCCCGGATAATCGTTTTGATCTCGGTCTTGACCCCGGTGATGGTCTTGTTGGTGGCCCGCATCAGGACCCGGGGGGCGGCCTTGCCGAGCTCGCCGAGCAGCAGATCGACGGCGAGCCGGTCGCCGGAATTGACCTCGACCTTAATCATTTGACTATCACCTTGGAAAAGCGGTTGTCGTTGCTGACGATCTCCTGGACCGTCCAGGTGGTCGCGCCGACCGTGAAACTCTCCCCGACCAGGACGACCCGGCCGGTTTCGGCGATCAGATACTCAAGTACGGAGCCGAGGCGCCAGACTTGGGACTGGTCGCCCTGGAGCTGGACATCGTGCCGAATATCAACCTGGCAGGGGACCGGAGCGCCGGACGCCGGGTTGAAAGTCGCGGGGCCGGGATCGGCCCCGGCGGCGAAGATCGCCACGGCACCAGCGTCGAAAATGGCGGCGGGGGTGGCGGCCATTGTTGCCTAACTCCGCCCGGCGACATGGTAAACGGAGTAGGTCTTGTCACTATCGAGACTCGCCGGGGTCAACCGGATATGCGAAACAAAGCGATCAAAGACATACAGCTGGTTGCCACCGGTCAGGTCGATCACCGGGGACAGGTCGATAAAGGCACCGCTGCCCGGGGTCTTGACCGCCACGGTCAAAGTGCCGGCGTCCGGGGTCGCCGACAGCTCGATCTGGAGCTGGTGGCGGTAAAAATGATCACTCGCCGCCAGGGCGATGATCTGGGCGCCGTTCGCTTGGCTTTTGCCGAGCAGGCTTGCAGCGAAAAGTTGCACGGTTTTTCCTCGCAATTCAGGTAAGGCCCGGCCCCGAGGGGGCGGCCGGGCCGGTTATTCCGGATCAGGACGCGGTCAGCTTGACCAGGACCGCCGGGCGGTGGCAGAGCGGCAGGGGGTTCGACTGGGTGTGGAGGTCGATGCCGCGGTTGAACTTGCGCGGCTCCTGCTTGGCGTAGTAGGGGACCCCGATGGTATTGGCGGTCTCCAGGAAATCGGCCGGCCCGTTATAGGTTTTGAAGGTGTTCATGGTGCCGACCGGGTAGCAGTGGGCCTGGCCGCTGGCAATGAACTTGCGGGCGTTGCCGTCGGCATCGGTGGCGGTGCCCCGGTACTCGGCGAACTTGATGCCGCCGAAAGTGAAGCCGGCCCGGGGATCGCCGCCGAGCCGGTCGATGGCCGCCTCATGGTTGGCGAAGGCCTCCTTGACCAGAGCATGGTCAATCAGGGCGTCAAAAAAGTCCTGGTCGCAGAGACACTCGACCCCGGCCATTACCTCGCCCTTGAGGTTGTCCTCGATGTGCCGGCTGACCTCCAGACATTTCCCCCGGACCTTGGTGGAGGCGGTGGTCAGGGCGAAGTTGATGGTCTTGGCGCTGATCCCGAACTCGGTGTAGAGGTTGTAGAGGGTCGAGCCGTCGGCGTCGAGGATGATCCCCTTCAGGGCGCCGATCCGCAGGTGCTCGCGGGTCAGATCGTGCTTGGCCTTCATGTTCTGCAGATGATTGTTGACCACGGCGACCAGGGGGTTGACCTGGGCCCCGGAGCCGAAAGCGCGGATGCCCTGGTACTCGGCGGGCAGAATCGTGTCGTCATGGGGGATATGGGGGACCGCGAAAGAGCGGACGGTGCGCTTGCCCATCTTGTTCATGGTGCCGGGCGAGCCGGGCGGCCGGCTTTGCAGGAGGTTGAGGATGCCGTTCTGCTCCTCAACCACGATGGTCCGGGTGGTGACGCCCTGGTCCGGGAAGAGGTTTTTCTGGGCCAGCAGCCCGTACTGATTGGGCAGGATATTGATCGCGGCGGTAAGCTCGGCGACCGAGTACCCGTCGGCGGCGAAGGGATCGACCATTAATTGAGGCATGATGTTTACTCCTTGTTAATTGGTTGGTTTGACTTACATAAAAGCAAGGGCCGGGGGGCGGCGCAAAGCCCCCCGGGCCGGTTTAGCCGGTTACGCCTCGGTCCGGGCGATAATCCCGGCCGCGTGCAGATCGGCGAGCCAGGCGGTTTTCTGACCGGCGGTGGCGCCGGCCGGCCAGGCCAGGTCGGTGGCGACGATGATCGCGTCCCGGACCACGGCGACCCCGGCGGTGTCACCGCTGGAGGCGTCAACTGCGTCGACCAGGAAGCCGTAGGCGGTCTGACTGCCGTCCACGGCGGCCGCCTCGACCTCGACGACCTTGCCGGAACCAGCGGCGACGTCGACGGTGAAGATGTCGCCGGCCACATAGTCGGTGGCGCCGTCGGCGATGGTGAAGTTCAGCTGGTCGTTGACGTAGGCGACCGCCACGGTGGCGGCGGGCAGGGCGGAGCCGTCGGGGGCGACTACCGCGAACAGCCCGGAATCGCCGTCGGCGGCGCTGGCCAGGACGGTGAAGAAGTCGCCGACGATGGCCTTGGCGCCCGGATCGGCAATGGTGAAGCTGATCTGGGCGTTGACGTAGGCGGCGGCGACCGTGGCCGGCGGCAGAACCGCGCCGTCCGGGGCCATGACCTCGAAAATTTCCGCGCCGCTGACGGTGGCATCGATACAGGTCATGGTGTAGGACCCGGCCTGGACGGCGGCCCCGGCGCTGACTCCGGACATGGTGTTGGCGCCGGTATTGCCGCCATCGGCGGTGCCGGTGGCCGGGGTGGTAATGGCCCCGCTGCCGCCGCCCTCGACGGCGGTCATGGTGTAGGTGCCGAGCTGGACATCGTCGCCGGCGGCGACCCCGGTCATGACGCCGTCGCCGGTGTTGCCCTCGTCGGCCGTGCCGGTGGTCGGGGTGGCGTTGGTGATCTGGCCGACTACCGCCAGGGCGGCGAGGTCTTCGCCGCTCAGGACCGTGACTTGCTCGCGGCTGTAAAAATTATCGGCCTCCCACTTCAGGACATCGTGGAGCCGGTTGATTTCGGTTAAACTGGGCATGGGGTAATCCTCCAATCAGGTTTTTTAAGGTTCAAGGTTTAAGGTTCAGGGTTTAAGGTTCAAGGTTTAAGGTTCAAGGTTTAAGGTTTAAGGTTCAAGGTTCAAGGTTCAAGGTTCAAGGTTCAAGGTTCAAGGTTTGGCGGCCAGGTCGGAACGGCGGCGGGCTTCCTCGACCAGGGGGCTGATCTTGCCGGAGGAGGCGGCGGAAACCGTGGTGGTGATCTCCTCGCTGGCCCCGTTTTTGGCTTGCTCGTCGACCAGCTTTTGGCGGGCGGCGTCAACCGCCAGATTTTCCTTGATAAAACCGGCGGCCAGATGCGGCAGACGGGCCAGGCTGCACAGGCCGATGATCTGGCCGGCGTAGTCAAGGGCTTCTTTTTTTGCCGTTGCGGCGGCCTCGGTTTTGGCCTGGTCGAGCGCCCCCTGGTCCGGTCCGGCGACCGGAGCGGACGCACCCTTGGGGATGTAGCCGTGGGCGGCCAGGGCGGCGGTGATTTCCGGTTCTTCGGCGCCCTTCATTAGAGCGCCGAACTGATTTTGTAAGCCTGTACTCATGTTGGTACCTCCATTCGCGGTTGCAATTTTGGCGGCGGCCCGCTGGAGAGCCGCGTCATAGGATAGGACCGCGTCGGCCAGGCCGGCCGAAACGGCGTGTTCGCCCTGGAAAAATCCGGCGTTTAAATCGCGAACGTGCTTTTCGCTCAGATTGCGGTTGCGGGCGACAACCTGCACAAATAAATCGTTGGTCTGGCGGGCGTGGGCGGTGAAAATCTCCCGGGCCGGGTCTGACAACGGCGCATCCGGCGAGCCGTCGAGTTTGCGGTCGCCGATCGCGATCTCGGTGATCTTTAAGCCGGCGGCCTCATTCATCTTGCTGCGATCAACATGCTTCATTCTGGTGCCGATCGAGCCGGCGTTGGAGGTGCGGGTCAGAAATATTTCATCCTGGGCGCTGGCCAGGGCATAGGCGGCGGAGCAGGACTCCTCGTTGATGATGGCGAACATTGGTATTTCGTCACGGGCGGCGTAAAGTTCGTCGACCAGGTCGAACAGGCCGCAGGCCTCGCCGCCGCCGGAATCGTATTCAAAAATGATGCCCTGCACGCTGGAGTCGGCCCGCAGGGCGCGAAAATCTTCGCGGATCGAATCATAGGCCCGCAGCCCGGACCAGCCGGCCATGCCGTTGGCCCGGTGGACCAGGGTGCCGTGGACGGTGATCAGGCCCATGGTGACGGCTTCGGCGGCCATTTGGCCGGTAGCGGGGTCATAGGCGGACAGGGAAAAGGTGCCCATGGTGGCGTCCGGCTGGTGGTTTTCCATGTCGACCACGACCGGTTGCCCGCCCAGGCCGAGGCGGGGGCAGAGCACGGCCATGATGGCATCGAGCTTGGTTTGCGTGATCAGCAGCGGTTTATTAAGGACCCGGTCGGCGAGCAGCGGCAGGTAGCGGTTCATTTATTTCCTTCCTTGAGGGCTTCGGTTTCGGCCTGCTGCATCAGGCCGCTTTTCGCGGTCTTGCGCGGGTCGGTGTCGTGGATCAGGCCTAACTCGTCGGCCCTGGCCTGATCGGCGGCCTGCTCCCGATCAACCAGTTCGATGTCGCTGCCCCGGCGGGCGACCACCGCTGTTCGGGATTTAACGCCGTTGCGGATATCCATCTGCTCCGCGACCCGGTCCTTGACCGGATCGACATACTGCCAGCCGTCCGGATGCCATTTGACCCGCCAATACCGGCGGCGGTTGGCGGCGTAATCGGGGATGACCAGCGCGCCGGACAGCACCGCCGAGTCGAGCCAGCGGCGCACCACCGGCCGACAAAACTGGTGAATCAGAATCCGGACCTGGAGCATCTCGCACAGACGGCGAAATTCGTTGACCCCGGCCCGGATCGATGAGAAGGTGACCCCTTCCAGATCGCCGGACAGCTGCTCGTACATAATGCCCATGCCCTTGGCGACCATCCGCAGCTCCTGCTTGAGGAGGTCCTTGTAGTTGTCGCCGACATCGGGCGGGGTGGAGAAAACCACTTTCTCGCCGGGCTTGAGCCGCACCGACAGACCGGGACCGAGGGGAACCACCGGCTTGGCAACGGCGGGGTCGGTCTGGAAATTACCGGGCAGGGCATGGGAGGCGCCGGCGATCGGGGCGTCGGTCTCGGTGAACATCGCGAAAAGGTTGGCCACTTTCTGCCGGACCAAAACGGCGTCCTGGATCTGGTCGATCTCGTAGAGTTTGGTGATCACCGGACTGAGCCAGGGACAGCCCCGGGCCTGGCCGATCCGCAGGGGCCGGAAAATATGGAGAACTTCCGAGGCGGGGACCCGGACCCGGACGGAGGCCTGACCGCCGGTGTAGGCATAGCGCTCGCCGGGATGCTCGCGGAACAAGTGATAGGCAGTCCGCCGCCCGAGCTGGTCCCACTCGATACCCATCCGGATCTCGTTGCCGGTGTCCGCCAGGCCGTCGAAACCGGCGTCGAGGTGGTCGGCTTCCAGGAGCTGGACCTGTAGGGGGACCAGGAGATTGTCGGCCCGGCGGCGGGGCCGGAACCGGGCCAAACATTCGCCGGCGTCCAGCATGGCCCGGGCGACCTGCTCGATCATTCCGTAAAAATCGTAGACCCCGGCGGCGTCGAGTTCCTCCTGGGAGTCGGCCCACAGCTCCTGGATCCGGTCCTTGAGCTCATTGTCCTGGAGCTCCCAGCGCGGCGAGATATCGGTGCCGACCAGATTGGCGACCAGGGAATCGACCCCGCCGGCGACGATGGCATTGTTCCGGACCAAGGTGCGGCAGCGGGCCCGGAGGGCGTGAACCGGACCGGCCAGGGCGGCATTGGGCCCGGCCCCGGACAGGCCCCAGGCTCCGAGGCGGTGGCTGGTGGAAGCGGCCTCGTAGTCCGGCGAGGTGACCGGGCCGGCCTCGAAGGCCGACTGGGCCGCGGCGGAATACTGGGGGCGGCCGGCGGCGTCGAGGATCGGCGAGAAACCGGCGGATTGATCGAGGGCGAATGAGTTCAGCATCTCAGTACCCCTTCGAGCCGGTCAGATAGGCGTGGTCGGCGACAACGCCGGCGGCGACGGCCAGCTCGTTTTCGATCTCGGCCCGCAAGGAGCGGAGGGCCGGGAGATCGACCTGACCATACTGGATGTCCTTGCCGTCCAGCCGCACGGAAACTACCCGCTGCCCCTTGGCCAGGGCAACGATGGCGGCGATGATGTCGTCGAGGTCGGTGGATGTGTAAGCCATAGCCCGCAATGTAACCGACGGTTTAGACCGAAACGGCCAGGCGAGGTTAAACGAGGCTGGATAACGGATAAAACGGCTGGGCGAGGTTTAAAACGGTTTAACGAGGTTGACAGGGTTTTTTTAGGGCAGGGGGTGAGGGGCTGGGCGGCTTTTTGCTCCGGCGATATACCGACGGACCGCCCGGAGCCCCTTTGGTTTTACGGGTTTATTGTTTTTAGCGGTTTGTTATTATACCGCCGTTTGGCCGTTGAATATATGTTATGGCTACCGATCACGTAGCCTCTCGTACAGCTCAAGCCAGGAAAAAATAAGACTGGGAGGC